TGGATACGCCTGGGATGAAAGTATCGGTTGTTTGGATGGTATTCCTAAGATCCTCCATCACCGTTTGATATTGACGGATTTGCATTTGGCGCTGTGCCTCAGCTTGTTCCGCCAACCTTTCCTGGTAAGCAGATTCATATTTCTTGAGTTTCTTCAAAGCCGTCTTGGCTTCTTTTTCAAGCAATAATCCTTCTTTGTAAGACTCAACTTTCTCTTGAATTTCTTCAGGTTCGTAATCCTGAAGAGAAAGCCATTGCGCTACAAGGGTTTCTTGAAGATTCTCATTCTCAACCAGTTCATCATCAGAAAGCATTCCAAAGGATTCCTCACGGGCCTTGGATTGCAAGAGTTCGTTTAATGGTACTCCGCGCATATAAGCATCCATGATGTTTTTAAATTCATCAGGAACCGCGTGAAGCGCTTCTTGTTTCACTTTTTCAAAGAACTGTTCTTTGAAATAATCTTCTGATGACTCAAATTTTTCTTCGTCATAGTCGAATATTCCAAGTTCATGTCCCCATTTTGCAAGTTCCCTAAGGGCATCTTGGTCATTATCAGTTGATTGGCCCATAGGCTCATTCAAATGACTGTCGGTGGACAAATCTTCAGGACTATCATTAGGATCAAACTCCTCTTCAGGAATATTCTCACCCATTTCTTCAAGGACGCTTTCCTTGATTTCTTCCGTATCTACCTTATTTTCAAAGGCTTCGATACTATCTACTTCTGGTACTGAGATCTTATCCAACGCGGAAAAGTCCAGTTTTACTTCATTGTTTGTGCTCATATTATTTTCTTTCTTTAGTTAGCTTTCTCCACATAATATGTAATATGCAAAATTACAGCGGTTTATACCATAAACAATAGTTTGTTATAAATATTCAATTTAGCCTATAGCATTTATTAACAGTTATTCAAGAATACAGCACGTTTAGGAGCTGTAAAATAAAAAGGCAATGACGCCCTGACATATACCTTTTGATCAACCGAATTACGCTCATAATAGGTAATACCCATTACATAGTTGTACCCTGGCCATACTGAACATCCAGCTCCAAGGGTATAATAATAGCGGTTGGTATTGCTCAATGATCCGCCGCCTGTGCATCCATTCGTATGTCCGACAGGAGCAAACGATATGTAGTAATACCTTGCAATAGTATAGCAAGAATCAATTACCGGATTGAATCCTGGCTGTGCGTTCCAGTTGAATACGATTGTTCCACAAGCCGTAGTATCCATACTGATGTTGAAATCATAAGATGGAATGTTTACAATCGGATATACCGGATAGTTTGCACATGGATTGTACCCTGGCGTGTTAGGGTTGTTGGGGTTACCTCCACCTCCACGTTTTTCCAAGACCGAAGTATTTGAAGGAACCACTTCGCTTTTTTCACAAGATGTGATTGTAAACCCGATTGTCATTAACAATGCGAGTACAAATAATAGGAGTTTGTTGTTTGTTTTCATGATTTTATATTAAAGTAAGTTGTAATTTCTGAGCGACATAATCAAATATGGGTTGGTCGTCCGCTCCCCAATTAGCTACAAGCTGATAAGTCAAAGGCACATTTCCTTCAGCCAAGACCGTTTCAATTATTGACCCATCAACATCCTCTTCATGTTGTATCAAGTCATAATGGACCTGCCCTGGCGATGCTATGAAGTCATAACCTGTGTATAAGCAAAGCTTCAAGACATTTGCTTGATATATGTATCCCTGTGACCAGATGCTAACAGGCGTTATCTCTCGTTGGTTTGCTTGTAGTGTCATTATTCAATGTATATATATCCACCAAATATAGTTGTCAATGGGTTGGTTGCCCAAGTTGGGTTGATAAATTTAATTTCAATATAGTCGCCTGCAACCACTGCAATGCTCAATGCAGTGTTGCTGAACCTTCTTTCGTTGGTTGCTACTGACAATGTTTGAATCAAGGTATCAGTTGTATTGTTTAACCTCACATAACCGCTCCACGCTTGGTTGGTTCCTGCCGTTCCACTATAGCAATAAATCTCTGCCCTCTTGATTGTGCCTGTCGTGGGAATGTAAACTTTACTAATGTTTGCAGTTGTTACAGGGGCTTTAGGTAGGTTACCAAAATATATAGTCGCACCATCCGCAGGTGACGAGGTTAGTGCTTGGACCGATAATGTATATCCCAATCCGCCACTTGCTGTTGAGTTTATTGTAACATCAACTTCGCTGTTTACAGGATCATCAACAGCCGATATTGTTATTCCTGTTCCTGGAATTAAATTAAGTATTCTTCTATCAGAGGAGTTTACAACCGCGCCGTTGTTTTCAAATGTTACAAACCCCTTCAGCAGGTTTCTGATTGATGTTAATGACATGGTTATACTATTGTTGTTATTACCAATGTTGTTCCTGTGCCATCGTATGCAAATGAACCCAATGTGTCGTTTTGGCCACCTGCGGAAAAATCAAATGCTTCGCCAGCAAGAATATTTCCCGCAACACCCAATATGCTTCCTGCTGCCGTACCTGCATTGTAAACGGATATGGATCTTGCCCCTGCAGATATGGTTCCAGATGCGCTTGTTCTTGTTATGCTTGGGGTTCTTGTTACTGCAACAGTGTCAACCGTGATTGAGTTGCCACCATCGTGAATCTTCACAGCACCTGCACCTGTTACGGCGATAGGTGTGTAGTCTCCATCAGTGGCATTGAAGTCAGTATTTGAATCATTGCGTACTGCAAGGATAAAAGTCCCTTTGCTTCCCGTAGTATGTGCGGAATCTTCGGCATAGGAAGTATCTGTGGTCGCTGTTATGTTTCCACTTGATACTGTTACAGACCCATCAATTGTAATACTGTTTCCACCATCTTGTATATTGACTGCCGAAGCTCCAGCTCCGTTGTTTATGGTTACATCACCTATGTCTACTCCTGAGTTAGCACCCAGGATCCATGTACCGGATTGAGTCGCAGCCACAGTACCTGAGACAGTCACTGTACCTGATACTCCAACAGTACCATCCACAGTAATTGAGTTACCTCCGTCTTGGATGGCAACAGCACCTTTGCTGTTTACTGATATCTGGGAATAATCACCATCTGTATCAGTAACCACTGCATTACTGTCGTTTCTTACGGCAAGTACAAACTGTCCTTTTTCACCTGTAGTATGCGGATCATCTTCCCTGTATATTGAGTTTGCCACGGTTGCAACATCAAGACTGACTTGACCAAGTGTCGCTTCGGTTGCAGCACCTGTTGGAAGAGGTAAGGATGATGCATCTATTGTAATGGAATTTCCACCGTCATTGATAGCAATAGCTCCATTTGCATTGACAGCTATTGGAGAATAATCTCCATTGGCATCAGTCATTGCAGTGTTAGCATCATTCCTTACAGCTAAGACAAACGCACCTTCATTTCCAGATGCGTGGGCTGAATCCTCTGGATAAACCTCTGGACCTGCGGTAACCAAAGCTCCTGATGGAGTTACCTTTACATTATAATACGTACCACCACCTGTACTTGCCCTACCTGTGATAACAGACCTTGTCATGTTTGCCAAGGTATTGTCATTGATAGTGCTTGATATCTTGGTATAAGGAGAGGTGGTACCAGCTGCCCAGCAAGCAGTGTTCATGGTTAGAACAGTAGCACCAGCCGCAGTTTTCTGGATATCCAGAGTCATTGGGAGATCCGGATTGTTGATGGTTGTACCACCTGTGGTATTGGGGTGTCTGTATATGTCAAACAACACCCACTCCCCGTCAGGACTTAGAACCTCCCAATAGATCGGAGCAGCTCCCAACCATCCGTATCTTACCCTGAAGAGGTTGTCCTTTGTAAAGTCAATCGCTTCAGGTACTCCATTGCGTGTGTACTTGGAACCTACACCTCCGGTAAGAGTGTCCACATTCCATGCAGCTTGTGCAGTAAACGTATCAACTGTAGCCTTACGCAAGGTTATACCAAACGCAGTACCCTCATAACCTATGAAGAAACCATTGTTGGTATCATAAATACCTATGCGCTGGTATGAGTTTGCAAGACCTCCTGAAGGCCATATCGCTGTGAAAGCCGCATATGTTTCAGAGTTTGGTCTATATGTAGTACTGAGGTTTGTAACAGCTTTTACACCACCGTTTGTATTTGCATTGGATGTGAATACAGCCTGACCATTCAGGTTGGATGCATCACCTCCGCTTGTCTTGGTAACTGTGATCTCAGATATGGAATCAGGATCTGTTGTATCATAGTTGATCTCAAACTGGTTATACCTGTTTGCAATAACAAGTTGACCGAATACATCCTGTTGCAAATCAACGGACGCTGCAACAGATCCTGAAACCACATTGACAGGTTGTGTAACGGCAGACCCGTCAACCTTCAACGCATTGGCCCTTATTATGACTGACTCCAAGTATGCCATTACGCTATGAAGAGGTTAGAATTGTCACTGTATATGTCCACACTTGTGTTTTGAAAACGTATGGTCTGTGTGGGTTGACCGTCAAGTGTCTGTGCACCATTCGGATCAAGCACCACGGTATTTGCAGAAGAGTCTATTTTTTTGACTACGTACCATGCGGTATTTCCGACAGCCGTAGGAAAATTCATTGTTATGGAACCCAATGATGTATCAACAAGATAAACATTGTAACCTGAAACAGGAATTACAGTATAAGGACTAGTTGTAACTGTTGTCTTTGTAAAGGAAAACCCTCCGCCTCCTCCACCTCCAGTAGCTACTAAAGGATTACCTACCGTACCATCGCCTGTAATTGTAGTACCGTCCACATATACTGAAAACAGCTCGCGTATATTCGTAGTTTCCAATACGAAATCACTAGTGACATTACCCAAAGTAAGCATGTACCTGTTGAATACCGCATATTCTGACCGGGTACCATCCACAGTTATATTATTGACATTAAGTATCATATTGGCGGTACCTCCTGCAACCGTCTTGTCGACTATGGTCAAAGACAATCCGGATTCAGGTTTCAACCTGTAAGGAGCAAATGCAGTCGAATTTGGAAGACCTTCTATCTTGTTTATGGTTTCATTTGCATTTGAAGATACAAGATTCAGGATTCCGCAATAAGCCACAGGCGAAGCCAGGTTTCCTCCTGCTATGGATATTGAATTGTTTACCAGATCAATTGTAGTAAGTCCGGTAATATCCAAAGTGCATTCAAAATTTGAAAACCCTTTTTCAATCCTTTTTCGCCATGTATTGCTGGGTATCGCTATGTTGTTCTGTTGTATACCCAATTCAAGGGCGTAACACGCATTGTCTATGTAAACACTGTAAGTCCTTTTTCCAATGTTTACATATATGTTATTGGTTCCTATGTATATTCCAGGAGGGGCGAATGAACCTGAAGATGCAACCGTGGCGCAGTTCTGGTCTATTTTTATCTCGGTATTAAAATCTTGTATTGTTATACCAGAACCGATTCCACCGCAACGTTCAGCTATGGTAATTCCAAAATTGTAATCTCCAATCATTGCTACGTTTATAGTATAGTATCCTATGTGGCAATATTGGTTGTTACCTCCGTTTGGATCGGTAAAAGTGTAAAAATCATAATATCCTCCCGTACCCGGATAAGGTACAGGCCATGCATAAAACAGACTTCCCGGAGAAGATTCCCACCTACGGAAAGTCACTGCTCTCCAATCATAATAAGCGCTCAGGTCTTTTGACGTATCTTCACGGTAAGTAATGACCCCTTTGCTTATTGAAAGATCATTAGGCGCAAGTTGTGTAACATCATTCAAGCTGTAATGCAGTATGTCATTTGGCCTTGAAGGAGAATATGCAATAGGAGAAAGGGTACTTAACGAAGTAGCCATTACCAGTATTGGTTCAACAGGACCTTGTAAATCTGTCAGCGTACCTGTTCCCAATACTTTAAAAGTTGTCCTAAAATCCGATATCAGATAATAAGACGTCGCTTGTAATGCATTTGTATTGACAAGATTTTGCAATTGTGAATAACTGACTACATTATAAGTACTGACATTCAAAATAGTCTGACCGTTTCCAACAAAATTATTAGCTTGGATATCACCGTTTACTCCGAAATTCCCATCAACATTTATCGTACCGTTGCAAGGCACAAGCGTTTCAACGCGAATCTGGGGAATACAAGAAGAGAAATTGACATTCGACACATCGACAGTCTGGTCTGTCAATTGTAGTCTTCCTGTCTCAAGTCCTATGTAAACCTTGCCATCGCTGGAATAATACTTATATCCCTTCTTGGCCTGTTTGTTATTGTGTATGTCAGCGATCCGCCTGTCGACCATTACTTGTCGTACTTGTTCTTATTGGTTTTTGCAATCTTCAAGGCTGTTTCGGCTTTTTCTGATGCAATTTTCTCTCTTGAAGCAATTTCTTTTGCTTTAATGTCAAGTTCCCGCTGCTTAAGCGTTTTCTCGGAAGAGAGTTTGACTTGCTCTGCCTGGAGCTTGAGTCTTTCAATGAACTCTTTGGACTGCGCTTCACGCTCTTTAAGAGCCTGGCCAGCCAATTCAACAGGATCCGGTATACCATCGCCATTCAAATCAAGTTCTTGTTGACGACTGAAAACACCTATCTGCGCTACCTGTATCTTCGTTTCATTCGTACTGTCGTTCATGTAACGTTTTAATTCCATGTCTTCCGCATGCATCTGCTGCTGTGCCGCGATCTGCTGCTGCTGTACCTGGAGTTGCTGCTCCTGTTGTTGCTGCATCTGTTGTTGCTTGGACTCATAGTACCTCTTCAGTTCAGCGCGTACCGCACTTACCGATTCGGTGGTATATATGTCAGCCAGTTGGTAGAACGCCATCTGGTCGTTTTGCAATGCAAACTTCGCATGCGTCTTCATTGCTTCAAGGACTTCCATGTCTTTCATATCGTCGGTTACGAATACTCCGTAATCCGCATTGTTGAAAGTGTCCCCGTCGATTTGGAACAGGATGTCCTGCAGATCATCAGTGACATATTGCAAAGTCTTCGAACCGTTTTTATACACATCCTTAGCAACCTCGAGGATTGCCGAGCATGCATCAAGTTTGGTAAGTGTGTGCATCCTGAACAGGTCTTCAGTAACAAGACTTGATTGTACAAGCGACCTTTCCACATTACCTACAAGTTCCTGGTTGCTAATTGCGCCAAGGCGTTGCGGAGGAACACCGGCGGTGTTCTGTATCTTCCTTTCAATCTCCTGCAGCAACTGGATATTGAATTGGATATAATTACCCATTTCCAAATTCAACTCTTTGTTCAAAGTCGACATGTTCTGGTTGATACCCATGCGTTTGTTTCCCTCGTTCATCGAGTTTACAAAACCCACACGCATCGCACGTGCATAGTAGAACCATTTTTCTACATCCCATCCGTCGGGAATGGTCGATACATCGATTACCGCGATCTTGCCTATGTTGGTTGCAAGCGCAAGTTCAGTATCATACCAAAGGATAAAATAGAGATACAACCATGGAACGATACGGTCCATCAATGAAGTGGACTGTGAGTTTATGGCGGAACAGATACGCCCTACATAACCCGATTTGCATTTCGACAGGTTGTCCATGGACCTGAACTGCTGGGGCCTGCGGCGTATCATCTCATCGATATACATGTCCGCACCTATGCGGATGCCTTCCCAGTATTCTGAAATCCAAAACCATTCGATCCTTTGGGAAGGATCCTGTTTGTCCCATTGCCATGATTCGTCGACAAGGATCTGTTGTTCTTCCCCTGTCTGCGGATCAATATAGTAGAAATTTCCGACCTTGCGGAAAGACTTCCATCTTACCCTGAAGACAGGGATCCTGTCAAGGGCGTATTCCTCACCTTCGAAATTGTATATGCTTTCCACGGTACGGATGGTCATCGGATTGATGATCTCGTTACCAGGGAAATAATTGGCATAATACATTTCCAGCTCGTCTATCTGCTGGGGAGTAAGATATTCATAGAACTCGTCAATCAGCTGGTTGACGGTCATGTAATTCTGCTCAAGGATCTGCGAAGCCTCATCTACCGTATCGACATTCTCCGGAATGAAGAAATAAACCTGCAACGGATTAACCCTACGGATTGAAACCTCGTTGGCTATTTGTTCGATCGAATAGAATTCCTCGCCGCAAAGCAACCAGTCTTTCCATCCTTTTGCAAACTCGTCTTTGAGACGATAACGTTTTTTGTAATACTGGAGGAAAAGATTCGCCGTTTCCTCGCGCATGTCCTTGATGCTTTTGTAAGCATTCTTGATGACATCTTCCGGAGTAGGCGGTGGTTCTTCAGGATTCTCAGGATTGGGCTGGACATTACGCAAAAGATAATCCTGCAAGGCGCCCAATACCGCCTCTTTGGTCATTTCCTCTTTTTCCTTTATCGCGGAATCATTGATTACTCGAACAACCGGATTAAAAAATCGCTTATGCTCTTCACCAAAAAGGACGTTGAAAATAGGATAGAGAATATCATAAGGCTGAAGAGTAGCAGGAAGCTTAAAAGTGTTAGCACCCTCACGACTGATATTGAAAGGGTTCGTAATATGCCTGAAATGCGCCTCATCTATCTTATTGTTGAAAAGATCGTAGTTTCTTTTACGTTCACTGATTGTCCTACGACGTTTAGTATCTTTGAGTTTGGTAGTCGCGATTACGGCGTTTACACAATCGTACTTCCATTTCGTGGTTTCCTTCACTGATCGCGAGACTTTCTGCCTCGGCATCAATGCCTTATTTGTGTAGTATATTTCCATTATCCTCTAATTAGGGGAATTTACAAATTTATAAAACCTAAGTTATTGTCGATTCCTATAGGGTATGAATTATCCATAGCCCTATAGCATATTAGGAAAAAAAGGCTCTTGGCTTTGAGCCTTTTACAAATCCTGTTTTAAAGAAATCCTGTTGGAGGAAAGTCTTGACGTTTTCTTCAGCCTTTATTTCGTATTTACGAAGCTCTTCTTTTTGATAAAGTGCTAGCATTAAGGCCATTACACGGTCAAAGTTACCCTCTGTGTTATACATGATAAGCTCCTTAAGCAAAGGAACGCATCTTATTTTATGCGCAACTTTTACATCACCTTCATAACTTCTTCTAAGCCAAGTATTTATTAATCCTTCACCGTAACGCTTGATTTCCAAGGGCATATGCATACCATAACCCCTGTCTACAGTCGATCCTTGTACTACGTCACGAATAAGTTTTGGTTGTTTGGCAAGATAATGTAAGGATCCTGAAGCTTCAAAATAAGTAAACACCCCCTTCTTTTCATTTTCATACAAGGTTATGGCGTTATAATATATCGCAAGCCTACGGCATATTTCGTAAAAGTCATTAGCTGTTTCAGGACGTCCGGAATATTCAGCCACTATCCTGTTGGTCAAGTTGTCAAGGACTATCATTGATCCTAAGGAACCTGATTTGGATTTGTCATGGTCATAAGGGTCAATGCCTCCTATGTACCTACCCCATGGAATGATATGATCATCATCTTTTTTAGGATGCTCATATATTACTATGGATCCTTCAGTATTGGCATCAGCTTTCAAAGGAAAGTCATGTATAGGCCTGTTCTTTGAATTATTGACCCAGTCAACTTCTCCTTCGGGTGACAATACAAGATCTCCTACCCATTCAGCATCAGCCAGTTTGCTAGTCTCGATGTGAGCCAAAGTGTACTGAAGATCCTTAAGAGGGAAAATATTATTAGTTTTTGACAGGAATACCTCACTGGGAACCAGCGGGTTATAAACAACGTATTCATCATATGCACTTGCATCTTTGGCAGTCTTCTTCTTTTCACGCTCCTCTTCCTCGCCCAGTTTGGCAAGTTGATGGTTGGTGTTACCCAACGGGTCCTTGTAGTTTATCTTCGTGTATGACGACGGGAAGAACAGGCCTATTCTGCCTCGATTCTCATAAACATCGTCAAACACCAGGCAGTCATAAGTCTCAGGATCATAGAACATCTTCTGTGCGGCAAGTGTTCCGCCGCCCACCATGTCACCACCAGTACCGATATAAAGGGTAGACCCAAACTTATAGTTATTAAGTCTCTGAGTGTTCTCATCTGCGAAATGTGATTCAATGAGGTTTTCCCAAACCCCGATCTCTTCCCCTATCTTCAAGGTATTACGACCTCCGACACCAGCCAAAGGCTTGTCCTTGTAGACACGTGGCTTGAAACAGGATCTTGTCCCCATCCATTGCCACTTGCCGCCTATCTTCTTCTTGTAATAGTTCTCGACTTTCTTACCTATCATCCACGTACCCGAAAGGGTTTTTGCAAAAGGTGGTGGATAATATATCCCGTTGACTTCCATGCCGCCGGGATAGTTGTTCAAGACGTCCTGTATTTTTGTAATGAGGTCATTGACGTAGGGAGCGTTGTATGCACTGAGCATGATCTCTGCCGTTTCTTTGGGAGGATTTCCGGGGACGTATTCCCGTTGCCCGTCTGTAAGATACTCGTGAGCAGCGATATTAGCAGCCCAATAAGACTTGCCCCAACCACGAGGGCCCATAACAAGCAGGTTCCTGGCTTCTCTGTTGTATAACGGTTTTCCGAGGTCTTCTCCATGTCGTTGCCTTAAAAATGAACGGATGTCATCCACGTCGCCGACTTTTTCAAAGCCTGATATGCCACGTGCCTCGATCCAGTAATAAGCCAGGTCCCATACGTAATCAAGGTCCCATGGCCTGTCTTTCTTCCTTGTCTTCTTTTCGCCAAGGATAATAGTTGAATAGTTCAGGTAATGGTAGAGTTGCGGCGGACACCATACTCCGTTTATCCATACACCTTCAATGACCTTCTTTTTTTCAGCCCGCCAAAAATCCAAATACCCATGGCTCATAGGATGGAGCTTGGGTATTTCGGAAAGTGTAAATTCCCTTCTGTCGTTCCACATCAGATTTCTCCGCGTTCAGTAAGACTTTCCATTCCGCCGCCCATCATGGTTCCGCCTTCTCCTTCTTGTATCAAACGCGCCATGATCTCTTCATATTCGCTGTACAATTTGGTGTTGGACAAAAGCCTTTTTTCAATCTCGTCCGCGGTTTCCGCATTGTACTTGAGCGTACGCATGTATTCTGTTTTCTCGTTCATGAGCCTTTCCCATTCGCACATCTGTTTCATAGGCACGGATTTGAACATGTCCCAAGCCTTGACGTAGTCCGATATAGTATTCCAATCGAATCCCGGTTCTTTAAGGATGTCTTCGGACACAAGTCTTTTACGCTCATTTTCTGAAAGCGCCCTGTACTTTGAATCAAAGTCAGCAAAAAAGGCAAGTGCCCACATCAATTTGCTTGAGTGGGACTTGCCTTTCGACTTGTCCTGCGAATAAAAACCGCTGAAAGGTTCAGGAACCCTGAGTTGGGGGTTGACTTCCCAAAAGTTGGCACTGATGTCCCAGGATTCGATGATTTTCATAGGCTATCAACTCAGGTTCTCAAGTTTATAGATGGTACTGTAAAACAACGCTTCCAGTTCATCGATCTGGTTCTGGTAAGCGCTTTCCTGGCAAATGTCCTTACGGGTCATTTTGATGTAATTCAATACCTCTTTGACATAAGGCAACGCTTTTGAAAGGGTACTGTCATAGGATACCCCTGACATTGCGTAATTCAAAATGCCGTATTTACCTTGTACTGATTCAGCAAGGCCATCAACCATTCCTGGCAATGCGTCATACAATCCGCCAAGAGCGGTATGCATAGCGTAAGACCCCGGGCCTTTACAAATCAAGTGATAGATATGCACCTGTGTGGCGCAATGTAGAAGTTTGGTGACAAACTCGCCTTCCTTGCCGGAGGATTTCATCATGCTTTTCATGCCCATTGGGACTGATGGTACTTTAGCCATTTTAATTGTCGTTTATTTTTGATTTGAATTCAGCCTCGTCCTTGAGGTATGCCATGTCGACCTTCATCATGACGTCGAAATCACGGATTATGGCGAACTCCCTGTCATACATCTTGAAGACGTCGACCTGCATGGGGCGCAATGCCACCCAGTCGCCTACTTTAATTTCGGTCTGGGGT